AGCAATACAAAGAATAAAAAATCACACGTCACAAATCAAACTTTTTGAATTATGAACAATCATGAAATTTGGGTTCGTTGCTCAACATGTCGCAATTTTTACGACATTCGTGTTGACAATGTTTGTCCAATTTGTTTAAATTATAAATTTAGCAAACAATTAAAAAAAATCGAAAATGAAAAAGTTAAGTATTAAGGGAATATTTTCAATGATTATCGTTTTGCCAATAATGGTGGCAATTTCCGTTTTGTTGTTTTTAATAGTTTATTTTATTAAAATAATGATTTGGATTTTTAAATTTATCGGAATCATTGACGCGTTGGATTATTTGTCGTTTAAAATAAAACAAAAACAAAAATGGAATTCGTTTTTCAATGGTTTAACAGACGAAGATAAAAACACGTTTAAAAATGGGTAAATTAATGGAAATATTTTCCGGGAAAAAAGACGTTGACCAAATTCAACGAAATTTGAATTGGGTTGATTCGCAAATAAAAAATTTGGAACAAACGAAATTCATTTTGGATCAACAATTAACACAAATGAAAAAGCAACGCGAAAAGTTAATCGAAAAAATGAAAAAATGAACGGTGCATTGTTGACGGTGATTTCAATTCATTTCACATTGTTTGTTTTATTGGTGATTTGGTTGGAATATCAAAAATTTAAAAATCGGAAAAATGAATGAATTTTTGGAATTTAACGATTGGGTTGACGGCCTGATTGAAGACCTTGCAAACAATGAAGACGTTTCGTTGTTGGAATTTCATGTTCGATATAATCAAATTGAATTTGAACGGGAACAATTGATTCAAATGATTTCCAATTTGAACAATTTATTGGATGACAACGATTTTTCGTAATTTTGACCAAACGGGACGCGAAACGTCCGAAAAAATTCAACATGGCACACCGAACAACAAAAGACAAAATTGCCTTATCAAAAAAGATTTGCGACGATTACGGAACAAACGACGTCACCATTGATTCAGTTTGTGAACAACACGGAATTTCAAATCGTACATTCATGAATTGGTGCGATTTACATTCAGAAATTTCAGATTTGTATAAGTTAGCCAAAGAAAAAAATTCAAAGGTTCACAAATCCGTCATGCGCGAAAAGGCGTTGAACGGCCTTCAAAGGTTTTTGACCGGTTGGATTGTTGAGGAATCAGAAACGGAAGAAATGAAAAACGGCAAAGGCAAAGTCATAATGACCAAAACCAAAAAGAAAAACAAATTTATTCCCCCGTCAACAACGGCCGTGATTTTTGCGCTGAAAAATATCGATCCGGCGCAATGGAACGAAGACATGACAATTGATTTCGGCGGTGAAAAACAAGTGTTCAAAATAGGCGACCAAACAATCGAATTCAAGTAAAAACGCCGGGTGCGCATTTGTTAAACAAAGGGGGTGAAAAGTTCGGTTCGAATCCGACACCCGGGCCAATCTTCCCAATCTTCCCAATCTTCCCAATCTTCCCAAAACAACGAAATGTCAATTTTATTTGAACCACATCCAAAACAACACGAATTCATTCAGGCGGTTTTTTCTGAAAAATTTAAATATCTTTTATTTGGTGGGGCGGCCGGTGGTGGCAAATCATTTGTTTCGTTGGCGACATTGATTTTGTTGGCGCGAATTTATCCGGGTTCAAAATCATTTGTCATTCGTGAATCGTTGCCAACATTGAAGCGAACAACCATTCCGTCGTTTTTCAAGTTGTGTCCGAAATCATTTGTCAAATCTTACAATCAAACGGACCAATTGGTCAAATTCCGAAACGGATCGTCGTTGATGTTTTTTACTGAAAATTATGTCATGGACAAAAATTTGACGCGTTTCGACGGTATTGAAGCGAATTTCTTTTTGATTGAAGAAGGCCAAGAATGCCAGCGAAAAACGTTTGAAAAATGCAAATTGCGCGCCGGTCGAAATATCATTCCGGGTTTGGAAAAACAACCCAATCCAATGATTTTAGTCACTTGCAATCCGTCGCAAAATTGGACAAAGGAATTGTTTCATGAACCATTTGTCAACGGAACATTGACACCGGATCACTTTTATTTGCAATCATTAATGAAAGACAATCCGTCGTTGCCTGAATCATATTTAAACGGATTGGAAAATTTGGATGAAGTCACGCGCGAAATTTTCGTCAATGGAAATTGGGACGTCATGAACGTTGAACGTCCGTTTGCGTATGCGTTCAATAAATTCAAAACCGTCAAATCGAATTTGGAAATCAATAAAAACGAACCAATCATTTTGTCGTTCGATTTTAATGTCGATCCGATAACGTGTGTCGCCGGTCAAAGTTATGGCGGGAAAATTCGAATCCTGAAGGAATTCAGATTGAGAAATTCGGACATCTACAATCTTTGTTCGGTTATCAAAACGACATTTGGAAATCCGTTTTTCATTGTCACCGGTGACGCGTCCGGTGCGAATCGTTCCGCAATGACCAAAGGCGCGATGAATTTTTATTCAATTATTCGTGACGAATTAGGGTTGAGCAAATCACAATTCAAAGTTCCGTCAATCAATCCGTCAATCAAAAATTCACGCGTGTTGTTGAATTCGATGTTGGAACGTCACACCGATTTGTTGATTGATTCAAGTTGTCAATATTTAATCAATGACCTGATTTCAGTTCAAACCGATTCGAACGGCGACATCGACAAAAGCAAAGACAAACATTTGACGCATTTATTGGATTGTTTCCGATATTATTTGTGGACGTTTCACCATGATTTTATTCGTTTTCTAAAATGATTTTTCAGTATATTTGAAAAAAAATAGTCATGGCTAAAATGGATAAAATGCACCGTTGCGTCATGGACGTAATGAAGACGGGCAAAGACAAATCAAGTTCATACGCGATTTGTAAGGCATCAATAAAAGGAACAAGCAAACAATCAAAATCAACAACAAAGAAAAAATGAATTGGTTTAAACGAAACAAAAAACAACAACCGAACAACGAACCGAAAATTGCAATTAAACACGTTTACACCGACAAATCCGGTTTGAAGTGGTTTGAATATGAAAATATTTTGACCATTCCCGCAAAACGTGCAATTGCGGCCGAAATCGCAACCAGGTTTGCCGATATGAATTTGACCAAATCGCAATTGATTCGATTGTTTAATGAAATGAAAAAAAACGCGAACGAAGGGAACATCGTTCAATTATTTCATTTAATGGGTGAAATCGAATTTCGGTTGAATTACATTGGCGAAGAAACGACATTGTTGGAATTGGCGTCGTGTTATTTTTTGATTCAGGGCGAAGACGAAACCGGGTTCGACGAAAAATATCGACAAATCAAATTAGATAAATTCAAAACCGATTCCGATTGTCACGATTTTTTTTTGCAAAGGGCATTCGAATTCACAATCAACTATTCGAATTCATCCGGAATCGATATTCTCGCATTTTTGAAACAGATGGAAACAGACAACGCAAAGTTGAATCAAATTTTGCAAACGTTACGGTTGGACGATATATTGACGAAATAAATTATTTGAACCAATTGATTTGTGATTCAAAACCGTCTGAAATTAAGGCGTTGGAATCATTATCAGTTGACGAATATTATCAAACGATTTCGACATGGTTGAAAATTATCGACGAAAAAAATAAGTCGGTCGAAAAATTAAATTCCGGCGACGACGAAAAACCCAAAGAAAGACGTAAATTCGGCAAAGCAAAAAAAGTATAAGTCATGGCCGAACCGAAAAATGTCATTTTCAAAATCCAAGCCGACACCGCACAATTGCGACGTGAATTGGACGCCGTTAAAAATTCAATCGATAATGTCAACGCCGGTGTAAATAATACCGCTAAAAATGTTGGTAGTTTGTCAAACGTTCTGAAAGGGGCGGCGGCCGCATTTGGCGGAATCGCAATCGGACAATCAATCGTTCAATTCGGCAAAGATTCAATAAAAGCCGCATCCGATTTTGAAACATTGCAAATTTCATTCACGACATTTTTAAAAAGCCAGGACAAAGCGAAAACGGTGTTGGCCGATTTACAAAATTTTAGCGCGGCGACACCATTCACCGGCGAAGAAGTTCAAAACGCCGGTCGCGCGTTGTTGGCGTTCGGCGAAGATTCGAAAAATCTTATTCCGGTGTTGGAACGTGTCGGTGATATTAGCGCGGGAACGGGAAAAAATTTCAATGAATTGGCGGTCATATATGGCAAAGCGCGAACACAAGGAACATTATTTGCTGAAGACATCAACCAATTAACCGAAGCGGGTGTGCCAATCATTCAGGACTTCGCGAAAAATTTGGGTGTCGGTACTGAAAACGTTAAAAAATTAGCGTCCGAAGGGAAAATCGGTTTCAAAGATTTAGAAAAAGCATTCATCACATTGACATCAAACGGTGGTCAATTTGAAGGTTTGACGAAAACGTTGGGTGATTCATTTGCAGGTCGTGTTTCAACATTAGAAGACAATTTCATCAAAATATCGCGATCCGTTGGTCAATCATTATTGCCAATTTTTGAAACGGCGGTCAATGGTGCAATTCGCGCAATTGAATTTTTGGGACGTTTGCCAAAAGTGATTGAAGAAAACAAAGGAGCGTTCACTTTATTGGGAACGGCGGTTTCAATATATTCGGCGGCCCAATTGCGTTCGTTTGTCATTCAGCAATTAGCAAACAAAGAATCATTTTTGTCTTTATTACGTCAACGCGCGTTGAATATTCAATATGAATTAGGATTCATACGTTTAAGATTGACAACGGCGGCGCAAGTTCAAGGAAACGTCGTTCAAAGGGCGTACGCGGTCGGAACGGAAATCGCGACCATTGCGCAACAAGGTTTCAACACGGCATTAAAAGCAAATCCGATTGGATTGATTGTTTCATTATTGGCAACGGCGGCGGCCTTCATGATTGATTTTGGTTCGGCAACTGAAGACGCGGCAAATTCAACGTCGGATTTGTCAAAGGAACAAGAACGATTTGTTGTCGCATCCGAAGCGGTGTCCGATACGCAAAAAAAGATTTCAGAAAACACCGCGACCGAAACCGGTGAAATCAATCGTTTGTTTGACGCGTTATTGAAAACAAATGAAGGTTCACGCGAACGATCCAAATTGATTGACGAAATCAATGGCAAATACGGAACGACATTGAAAAATTTGTCGAACGAAAAAGATTTTATCAAATTAGTCACCGAACAACGTGACAAATTGTTGGCCGTTAAACGTGCTGAAATCAAATTGGAAGCGTCAAAAGAAACGTTGACAAATTTGGATAAAGAACAAATCCGATTAACCCAGGAACGAACAAAGGCCGAAAAAAAAAAAGCGGATGAATTGAAAAAAGTTGCCGAAGCGGAAAAAAAAGCAAAAGAAAACGTTGCGGCAAATGTTGGTCAGGGTGGTGACGCGGCATCGCGTGCGGCGGATTTATCATTCAAAAAAGGTTTGGAACAAGTTGCGGAAGGTCGAAAAAATGTCAATGATAAATTTGGTCAGATATTAACCGACATCACAAAACAACAAAAAGAGGTTGCCGACGCGACAAAAGCGGTTGAAGGTATTTATTCCGGTTCATTGGATGAAGTCGCAAAGTCAAAAGATAATTTCGACAAAATAGTTTCGAAACCAACAAAGGTTGACAAAAAGACGGCAAATGAAATTTCGAATTTGTCAAACGACCTAAAAAAACAATTGGTTGATTTGCAAAATGAAGCGGAACGAACCAAATTAGAATTCAATGTTGCGCCGTTAAATTTCAACGAAACGTTTGCACAATTGAAAAAAATTCAGAGTGACCAGGAAAAAATAATTGATTTAGAAACCGAACGTGCAAAGGAAGACGCGAAACGAAATGGAACATTGACGGCGCAAAATGAATCATTAATTGAACAAATCGGAACGCAAAAGAAATTGAATTTGGCAATTCGAACCGGGAATCAAATTTCGGCTGAAGGTTACAAGGAACAATTGAGAATTCAGAAATTGCGCGAAGACATTCAGCAAACACAATTCGAACAAAGTCAGTTCATACAACAACAAGCGATTGAAGACCTAAACAAAAGCGCGTTGGAATTGGAAGACAAATTCCAAAAAGCAAAAACGAAAAAACAACGTGAAGCGATTCAAAAACAATTGCAGGAAAACCGTCGATTGATAATTGAATCGGAACAAAAATCAAGTGACGAACGAATTCAGCAAATTGAACAAAATCGAAAACGCGATATTGAAAACGCAAAAGGTGACGCGACCGAAATTCAATTGATTAACGCAAAAGCCAATTTTGAAATCTTAAAGGAAAAAAGCAAAACGACAATAAAGGTTGAGCAATTGACAAAAGACGCAAACCAAAAAGAAATTGACGACGATAAAAAGAAACGGGAACAATTAATTCAAGCCGCCCAAGAAGTGACGAAGGCGACAATTGATTTGATTAACCAAGTAATTGAAGCGCGAATTCGTGAAGCCGACGCGGCTATTTCGGCCCAGGAACGACGAATTGAACAAGCGAAAACAATTGCGGAAAAAGGCAATGCCGAAGTTTTGCAATTAGAAACCGAACGATTGGAAAAATTACAAAAAGAACGCGCAAAATATGTTCGTCAACAACAAGCGTTGGCATTCATTGAAATCGCGGCCAATTCAGCAATTGCAATCGCAAAAGCGGCGGCCGAAGGTGGCGCGGCCGCACCGGTTACAATCGCGGCGACGTTGTTGGCATTGGCGGCCGGTTTTGTTTCAGCAAGGGCGCAAGCGCAAGCGGCAGGAGGTTTTGAAAAAGGCGGTTACACGGGTGACGGTGGCAAATCAGACGTGGCCGGTGTTGTTCACAAAGGGGAATTTGTTTTCACTAAAGAAAAAACAACAAAATATCGTTCATTATTTGAAGACATTCACAAAGGGCGAAATCCTGAATTGGCGTTGGGTGTTGGTGAAAAAATTATTGTAGTGAACAACGGTGGCATGGATGAAAAATTTTCAAGGTTAGAAACGGCAATCCGTGAACAATCGCGAATGAATTTGACAATTGACGAACGTGGAATTCATGGTTTGGTTTCACATTATCAATTCAAAGAAAACAGAATTCGAAACAAAGCAAAATAAAACATGGCAAATTCAACAATGAAAATTGAATTGAACAATGGTTCCGGTTGGCAATTGTTGACCGGATTAATTGACGGAGTTCAAAATTTTTCGGTCACGTTGCGAAATTTAGCGGAAGACGGAACATTGGCAAAATCGTTTTCGTCTGAATTAACATTCTACGACGATGGTTATAAGATTTTAAAAACGGCATTGATTGACGATCCGTTTGGATTTGGCAAAAGCGTTGAAATAAGAATTTTTGACGATTGTTGTGGTGAATCGGTTTTTGAAGGTATTATCAAAGGCGACGCAATTGATTGGTGTGAACCAAAATGTTATATCACAGCAAACATAATTGAAGACCAAGCAAAAATAAATTGCATCAAATCAACATTAATTTGGGACAATTACAATGGTTTTTTGAATCGTTATCACCCAATTATTCGTTATTGTATTGAAACACGTCCGGATTTTTTTCAATATTTATTGATTTTCATTGCAACATTGTTTGTTAATCTTTTTAATCTTTTAGCATTTAGTTTGATACCGGTAATTATTGTTGTTTTTGGAATTATTTATTTGATTTGTGAGGGTATCAATTTAATTCCGGGCGTCGATGTTGATTGTAATGGGAATTTCACAAATCCATCAACTTTGATTAATACAATTTTAGATTCAATTCGTGAATTTAGGGAATTAATTGTTCCTTGTGGTCGTTTTCATCCGTCACCGTATGTTCGCGACTATATTTCAAACGCGTGCGCAAAATGTGGTTTGACGTTTCAAAGTTCGATTTTAAATGATTCGGCGTCGCCTTATTATGACACGGTATTGTTTGCGGCTCAAGTCAAAAAAGGACGCGACCAGGATTCAGGTGATTTCACAATGATTCAAGACAAT